CCTAACAAAACGCAGTACAACAATAATGGCAAATTAAACCTAGGCAAACTTGACCTAGACGCTTCTTCCGTCCTATAGAACGGCATTATTGTGCAATTGTTTTTGTGATGATAAGCATCTCGCAATACAGGACTTTGTATCACGCAAGGAAAATCTTTGCATCTCAGAGATTCCAGAGTGATTGCTTCCAAGAGCAAACTCTCTGGGTCTGGACCATATATCAATGATAATTGATTGTATGAGTCTGCACACTCAAAGTCGATTGACGAGGAGGACGTCTTCCCGTCCCACTCTGACTGGAAAATCGCTCTTCCGTCTTCCTCGGCTAAGTTTCTCAACATTCCTCCCAAAAGCGGCACATGACTAGCAATCGGCAACATACTAATAGCAGTGCCTTTCACTAATGCCGGGAACAAATGTCTTGGAAACTTTGACTTGTTTAGTACAAACTTTGCTAGCTGCTTGATTGGGTCTACTCCCCACTTTCTTCTTCCATCAGCTAGCTTCCAGAAATATCCTGAGCAAAACGACATAGTGTCCAGACAAGGCTTGACAATCTCAACTTTCATTCCTATTTGTGAATAGAAGTTGACTATCTCAACTTCACTAATGTTCTTAGAACTTCCAAGTACATTGTCATCTCCGGCTGCAACTGTCAAGCAGTCGCCGTCGAACAAATAGTATATGATGGCTAAGTTTATCAACGAGTTGAACAAAGTAGTCCACATATCACCCGATCTCCTTCCGTGCTTCAATGAACACGAGACTCCAGGTGAAGAACTACAAATCTTGTTCCAATTGGGCTTAACTTCCGCCCAATGATCGAATTTCACTGGGCTGAACTCTTCTATTATCCATTTCTCAAAGTTGTACCACTCTGATTCTATGGACCCATCCCAATTCGAAACATCTAACTCGTACAAAGTCCCTTGACCTTCCATTAGTTGTGCTAATTCTCCCAGCTCCTCAGCAGACAATCCAGAACCCATCTTAAAGTTGGTACATTTCAGCAACAACTTAAACCAAATCGACAGGTTATAGAAAAAGACTCCTACTAAGGCTTGGAAAGAGGCATCTCTGCAAGTTATCAGTCTAGGTTTAAAATTATCCCAAGACTTCCAGACGTAAGCTTCTAACTTTACAAACATGGTCGAAATCCAGGAGTCGCTATTAAACTCTCCCGCATTCTCCATGGCTTTACGTCTCCTTGCTGGCAAATGCCAGATCCAATTATCCCAATCTAAATCGGGCCAAGCTGGAAGAGGTAACGTCAACAAAAACGCTGCAAATTTGGTCCAGATTTTCCTGATCAACTGCTTATCAAACTCCTTAGGAGTTGTGTACCTAACCCTCAAAGCAGCTTCCACGTTGTGTGGGCAGCCTTTTGGGATGGTGATTGGGCAGTCTTCCAGGATACATCCTGCGACTTCAATGTCTTTATCAACACATGGCTCGTTGTATCTGTGGTTCGTCTTGATCCTCGAATCTGACCTCATGTCAGGCAAAAGTAAACCATTCTCCTTGAAACATTGCATAGGCAATAACAAGTTCAGATAGGTAATCTTCTTCACTTCCTTGTCCATCTCAATCTCATGGTAGTAATACCCACCATTGTATTTGACATGTACCCAGAGAGCTCCCAAGAATGACACGTAAACAAACGTCCTTTCGGATAAGCCGGCCGCTAAGATGTCCAGACCCATAACAAAAACTAACACCAATCTAATGGTGTAATTTACGTACAGGGTCGATCTTTGCTCACGAAGAGCGTAACGTCTGGCCTCTTCTGCTGAAAATCCTTGCTGATTGCACCAAGCAACAAGCTTGGCCTCATTCAGCGTAGATAACGCTTCATTGCGCTTAAGTTGATATTCCAAAATTTGCTCAGCAAATGCTTCGCTCATAATGTGCTGTTGCATCATACGATCGAAGCCTCTGAAATACAAAGAGTTGTTGACCACATAATTCTTAGCTTTTGACAGCAATGTCTGCACGTCAGGTCCTCTTTTCATATTGAGTCCCATAAAGCTTATGTGTTCTCCTGCCTCTCTGCAGATCTTCCACTTATCAATGCCCGAATCACCAATGTCTCCAGCATGCACAAGGACAAACGCTCCGTTCCTAGCAAAGACCCTACTATTAGGCTTGGCAAAAGGATACCAACCATAATGTGGGTCGTTGCGATCGTCAACGAATGTCCCCAGAGCTCCATCTTCCATAACGATGTACTCACACTTGCTCATACTGAGTATGTGTTCTACTAGAGCTACTCTGGTGTAATCGGGCGCCTCTTCAAAGAGGCGGTTTGGTTTTTGATACTTAACTATTGGTGGGGCTTCCTTAGTATCAAAAGTTGTGTCCTCAACTTTGGCGTCATATTCTCCCATTTCCTTCTCTTCCCCATTCTTTATCGATGAATTAATCGCTTCCTCCTTCTTCTTCCACCGCGTCTTCCCCTTCTCGTCCTTCTTCCGTTGGTCGGGCTTCTCTCCTCGATGATTCCTCCTATTATTAGTTCTTGTCATGTTGGTTCGTAGTAGTGTTATCGCTGAAAGAATTTGTTGATCGTTAGAAAATTTTATCTCGAAGAAGATTAACTATGCAGGTTCCTATTTGAGGTCACTCATCGTGTCTTGACGTCCGAAGCAAGCCCGTCAAGATCCTTTGAGTGTCACTACCGCCACGACGGTAGCGAAAGGTGCTATTCGACTCTGAGAGACAACTTAAGCAGCACGACCATCCCTTCTCATTCAATGTTTTCTGCACCTCGCCTCACAAGTTCCATCGTCGCACTTAGTATACGTCGACTAAAGAACAAGCTAGCGGCTTGCGAATGGAATTAACCACTTACTCACATTGTCAAAGAAGGGGCGCTTGCAAGCGTTCTCCCATCTCTAGTTACTATCACCCTTACAAGCTGGAATCGAGATTAACCAGCAACCCAAGGTTTCGCATTACATAGAACCTTTACTCCTCGAGGGTCAAAGTTCAACTTTCAACAAAATGGTTAGAGTGTTTAAACAAATAATCAACGACTGCAAGGATATTACTATGGACAGTTCGAGGGCCACACCTTTTTCGATTATTTACACATCCGATGCTCTAACCTACTTGCTCCCATCCCACCTACCGGGACTCCCTTCGCGATAAAGGCGAGAGCAAGTCGAAAAATCGGTTGAGAT